ATAATCTGGTAATGCCATTATGCTAATCTACCCTCCAACATTTGTGCTTGATCGAACATTGCTTGTGCAGGATTTTCCATACCCTGAGACTCTTCAGAGATCATACCACCTGCCTCTAAATTGTCCATCATATTTTGCATAACTTCCGCACCTTTATCAATATCTCCCCCACCTGCGTTTCTTACAGCGTCTGCTGTAAATACAAATTCATTCTTGCTAAGTCTAGCTGGTACATCGTCTGCTCTTTCCTCAGCTCCTAGTGGTACGAAACCACCTTCTCTGTAATCTTTTTCTAGACCACCTAGATCCATTAGACCACCTTCTGCAGCTTCTACTCTACCTTTTTTAATATCGTATTCATCTCGTAATTGTTCTAATTCATCTCTGTTTAATAATTTTAAACTTTTACCAAACATTTCTAAAGCCATGTCATTTAATTCTTTTGATTTAAAACCCTCACCTAACACTAGTTTACCTTCATCATATCCTTCTCTTGGTATACTAGCTAATCCACCACCAGCAGCATAGAAAGATGGTCGTACAAATCTTTTTTGTGGCATGAAATATAATGCAGAGTTTGTAGGGTCACCGTAGTATTGTCTTGCCTGATCCCTGATTGACTCAACACTGCTTATTGGACCTGTGAATGATTCTTCTGGAACATCCTCTTCTTCATCACCACCCATTAAAAATGGTGCAGCAATTGCTGCAGCTCCAAGTCCACCTGCTAACATTCTAGGTACACTAAAAGCTTCTCCAGCTTTACCACCTACTCTGAATAAATCTCCAAGTGTGCTTAGTTTACCTTGGCTTCCAAGAAGTTGTCCAATACCACCTACGTTTCCAAATATACCTTTTGCAGCTCCACCAAATTTTGCTCTACCGAGTAAACCTCCAAACTGTGTTCCAGGCAAACCAAATGTTAATCCAGCAAGTAACGCCGTCTTACCTAATGGTGATTTAATTACCTTTTTAACAGCTCTTTTAGCTTTCTTTACAATTTTACCTAAGAAATACCCTTGTCTTGGCTCTTCGAGACCCATGATACCACCCATATTACGCATTTGTCTTTCCATATTCATTCTTGAAATTGCCATAGTTTGTCCTTTTTATAGTCTTTTTCTCCTATAATCAATCATATATATCTACAAGATCCACTAAACCACCGTCCATAAAGTAAGCACCTTTACCAAATCCAGGTCCAGCAACTTTCTCACCTTGTCTTTCTTTAGCAGCAGTCTGTTCTTTCCAAGTGCCTCCACCTCCAGGGTCTAACTGTACTGTATCTTTAAATGCTCCTGCAGCTGTATCGGCTTCTTTAGTTTTAGCTCTTTGTTTTTCTAATTTTTTTTGTTGTTTTAAGTTTTCTTCAAATGCAGCTATGTCGTCAGCTTTCTTTTTGGTTCTTCTAAAAGCAAATTTAGCTTTATTAACATTTATAAGATTACTAAATAAGTTTTTTACACCTAAATCTTCATCAGTTAAATCTCCTGAATATGTTCCTGTGGTTGCTATTTCATTAACAATATCATTTATTTGGTCTTGAGTTAATGATGTTTTATCTTGTAATGATTTACTTATAGTACCTGTTCTTTTATCAAAAGTTTTGTCAGTCATTCTTGATGCATTGTATCCAGCCATAATTCCCTCTGGTGTATTATATTGACCATCTGGTCCCACCACAATTCTTCCAATATCATCTGTATAGACACCACCTCCTCTTAATTCATTTTCTAAAATTGCTCTTTGGTTTACTGGTAATAGATCTTTAATAGCACCACCTAAAAATTGTGCACCTTTTATTGCTGGGCCTACACCTGGTATAAAACCTGATGCAGTTAATAATGCTTGTTGTATTCCTGAAGGTGGTTTTCCATAAAAATATTCTTGGTTCATATCCATTTGTTTTCTATCCATCATACTTGGATCAGATCCGTATTCTGAAAATTGTCTAAAATCATAGTTAGGTCTGTAGTCTGTTCTTACTCTATTTGGATCTGGATTGTATGGACTATAATTATCTCCACCACCGCCAAGTGTAGCTATTCCTGTAGGTTGGACAGGACCTGATGGAGGTGCACTATCTCCTTGTGGTATTTGAAATGGGTTTAATAGATACTGAGTTTGAGGTACAAATTTAAACCCTGCATCATATACTTGTTGATCGTACGGACTTAATGCCATTATTTTGTTTCTCCAAATAAATCAAGACTAGGCATAACTACCTTAACGTCTCTTCTAATATCTTCTTCAGGTATACCTTTTGATTTCCACTCTTCATCGTTTTTGTATACCTCTCCAGTTTTAATGTTACTGATAGTTTCTATTATTTCTTTTGGTTCTATAACTTTCACTATGTTGTTACCTCTCTTGGTTTAACTTCTAATATAGATGCAATTACATGTAGTTCATTAGCATCAGCAGCCTGGACTTTTAAAACTTCGCTTTCTTGCAATACAAGTGGCTGAGTCAGTAATTCTACTGTTGTATTTGAACTTACAGCTTTAGCTTTAAATAGACTAAATATATTACTAGAAGAATCCACTAAAGTCACGTCAATTGTTGTGCCTGATCCTGCGTCTTCAGACACAAGAATAGATTTTATTATAGCCGTAGTAGCTGTTGGAACCGTGTAAACAGTGGTTAAATTAGTTGTTGTTAAATCTGCTTTTTTATTTGTAAAAGTATTTGCCATTAATTTAAAAAGAAGTTTTGTGCTTCTACCTCATCTTTTAAATCTTGTTGATATGTTGAGTTTAATTTTTGTATAACCGCGTCTAGATCTCTAACTTGTGAGTCTGCTACTTGTTTAGAATATTCTTCACTTGGTCTTGTTAATATTTGTACTATTTTAGCCATTATCTTCTACCATCCGCTTGTATATCTAATCTAAACGTACCTAGTTTCCAATCCTGACTAGCTGCGGTGTTTGCTACTTTTAAAGATATGGCCCTAGCTCTTGCTCTAGTGTCTACTTTTTTAGTTGATGAACTAATAGTGAATGGTCCAAGGGATGAACTAGCCGCTGTATCATTTGGATAATTTTTTAAATTTAAAGTAATTTGTGTGTTGCCCGTTTGTGATACAAAATCAGGTATAAATCTTCTTATCTTCATAATATTTTCACCATCACCTCTAAGATCTCCTAAACTTGTCATCGCTCCTCGTATAATTCTTTGAGTAATATCAAAATCTCCAGAAGATATGTTAGCAGTAATTGCATTTACTCCTGTAGATAAAGCTTCATCTGTTCCTTTTTCGTGTTCAAAATAAGTTGTACACCCATCAGTGTTGCCCACAACATCATAGGAAGCATTACTACTAGCATCATAAGAAGTTGCATGTGGTAAACCAAACACAGAAGAATCTTTCCATGTTCCCCGAGCCAGTGTTCCTGTAGTCCATACCGGTCTTTGTGGTCTTGAATCTATGTAGTTATAAGTTACACATCTATTGATAACGGTAGAACCATCTGTACAATAGAACCAAGTTATTTCTCCAAACAAATTATTTAACCCTACATTAATTAATTGTCCTGCAGTTGTATTTAAATCATCATAAACAAAGTCTTCTACTAAGCACATCATGGTTTCTAAATTACCAGAGTATTTAAAGAACCCATTCTCTGACATCCAGTATGCAGCACCATCTACTTCTAACGCAGCGTTCTGTCCTATTAATCCACAGTTAGTTCCAACCTGTACAAAACCAAAAGTAAAAGGAGCACCAACAAAACGCATTGTAAACAAAGATGTGTCTGACCATATATAGATTGCATCTCTACCTCTAACAGCTCCAACAATCTTAGAACCATCAGAAAGTCTTTGAGTACCAGCTGTGTTAGTTGCTGTAGGTGTATAGGTATTTATATCTTCTTGATCAGAGAATCTTATAAACATTTCATCCTGTGTACTTGGTGTTCCTATAGTTGTTTCTGTTCCAAAAAATACTAAGTGCCTGTCTGGTGTAGATACTAACATATCTCTTGATGCTGTTGGCGCACCAGATATAATTGTTGCTCTATTAGTTACAGCATCTGTTGCATCTGCATCCCACTCAAACACTTGTGCATTATGTATAAGTGCAATTACTTTGGTACCAAAACCATCTATGCTCCATAAACCAGGGTCAACAACTAAGTCACCTGATGCTGCTTCACCCCATGCAACATAATCAGAAGAGTTAGTAATTGTAACTCCAGCGTTGTGAATAGCAGCTGTGGTATTTCTAACACCTCTTGTTACACCAGTTAAAACATTTGATGTAATACCTGTGTAAGATATTTCTTCTGTTCCTATTTGAACATGGTTTGTACCTGAAGTTGGAAACTGACTGGCATCTGTTAATTCAATACCTGTTGTTTGAGAAGCATTAATACCACTAACTAAAGTAGTAGTTGCTTCTCCTGAAACTGTACCACTCCATTGACCAAGTCCCCATCCAAAACCAGGCAATTGTTCTGCTGGACCCACTGGATAATAGTGCCTTACTCTAATACTACCAGATGTAGTAGCGCCACTACCCGATTCATTTGAAGGCATTGTAATAGTTAATGTGCTATCAGTTACAGATGTAACCATAAATTTTTTATCATTAAAATCTGAGGCTGCAAAATTAGATCCTGTAATTGCAGAAAAATTATCTAATAATATAATATCGTTCGCTGATATATTGTGTGACGAACTAAAAGTAATAGTAACAACAGCAGAACCATTTGTTGTACTAAAAGCACTTGTTAAACTGGTTGTAGCTTTAATAGGGTGTATATCATAAAACACACCTCCTGTGTATGCGTATAAAATTCTGTTTGTGCCTATGATAGAAAATTTATTTCCAGATTTATTAACTAGATGAAACAAAGCTCTTGCAGCTCCAGTTAGTTTATTTTCACCCAATTGAGCCCAACCACCTATTTTTTGTGGTGTGCCATATCTAAACCTTACATTATCGCCATCAACCCATTGTCCTTCGGCTGTGGTTTCTGTAATCTGTTTGTTGAAACCCGGTAGAAAACCTATTTTTTGTAACATATAACCTCATTATATATTAAAAGGCCCAGCTTACAAACGAGTAT